TTCACATAATTTGAAAATGATGAGTGACCTAATGACTCCAAAATATTTTGCTAATATTTTTTACAAACAATATTTAGATGTTGTTCGATATAATATTGGAGAACAGATTTCAATAATCAAATATGAAAATATGGAGAGTAGTCCGATGGAGTCAAATTATTATTTTAATCTTTCCAAAAACCGCATGGCTAATAATCTCTTCATGCGTAATGCAATCCCTAAAAAATTTTGGAATAATTTTATATTCCCCGAAATTGCTAAATTTATGCACCCCGATACCAAACAAGGTTATCCTCTCAACGTTATAAACATCGAAATAATCTTCGTCGGTGATCAAATTAAATTACCACCCCAATACTACAAAAATGATATTTATATTTGCTGTCTCAAAGGAATTGCCGAAATTAAATATGTTTTCCCTTCAATAACTAACGACTTGGACCCATTGGAATGTTTCCGATTTGTTCGCAAAGATATCGACGATATTGAATGTGATGCTGGCTCTAACGAATTAAGAGAAGGGGATTATCTTTATCTTCCAAATGGAACCCCTTTTAATTTACAATTCAAAACAAACTATCCTACCCAAACTGTCTTCATTATCGAGTTCGATAATTTCCTGAAAAATGGTAAACAAGATCGCGAAATCGATTTCATTAAATTGGAACAACTACAAATGCGAAAGATTTCTCGAAAGGTCTATCCAAAAAATTTAGAAAAAGATGAACTAGAAATACTCTGGAAAAAAAATTTAATAAATGGAACTATTTGGGAAAAAAATCAGGTAATTAATAATATTTTATAATATAATATGGAGTGGACTCCTGGTCAAATAACCTGGTTTATTTCTTATCTCTTTGGCATTGTTATAGCAATTTATTTTATTTTCTTCAAAAGACGCCATCACCGTCGTCTTGACTAAATCCTAAAACTTTTCTTATAAGATAAATTTTGGAAAATTTATTGTGGTTATATTTAGAAATGAGAAAAACTGACTATATTCTAATTGGTGTCCAAAAAGGAGGTACCACTTCTGCAATTTATCATTTCAATCAACACCCTGATATTTTTATGGCCGATCATGAACTACACTATTTTAGTAAAAATAAACGTTATTTCAAAAATAATTACGAATCTTTTTTCCAATTCGATAAAAAAATAGTTGGAGAAAAGACACCATGTTACTGTTATGTTCCAAAAGCAATCGAAAGAATTTATGATTATAATCCCAATATGAAACTAATTCTATTTCTCCGTGAACCGATTTCAAGAGCATTCTCTCAGTATAATATGGTTCGTTATGAAAAAAATAAAATAGATAAGGATTTTTTTGAATCACTTGTTGGAAATGCTGACATCCAGCTTAAAAATATCAAAGCAAATGGATATTTTCCACTTCAACGTGGCTATTATATTGATCAGATCCGACACATTTTAAAATATTTTCCGAGGGAAAATTTACATATTACAATCTCTGAAGAAATGTATGCAAATCCTCTTGAAGAATATAACAAGGTTTTTAATTTTCTAGGTTGCCGTTCTTTAGAACCATCAGAATTTAAATTCGATCCAGAAATTTATAAGGGAACATACAGGGATACAATTAAAGATTATGAATTTAATTTTTTACATCGAGTTTTCTTACCTTATAACGAAGAATTATACGAATTTTTGGGTAGAAGAATTGAATGCTGGGAAAAAAAATATAGAGAAAATGTAAAAAAAATAAAATATAATAAAATATAAATGAGTAATAATTCTTCAAATGAAAATACGAATAAGATTGTAAATCGTCGTGGAAAAATAAATAGCAATATTTCCGTCTGTTTGAAAGACTGTAAGCTCTTCGAAAATGAAGATGTCAAAATAAAAAATTTAGATAGGTTAGCCTATAAAAATGAAGAATCCTACCAAAAATCATTCCAAAAAGTAGTTGATTTTTCCAAAACAATCCCTGAAAAAGACAAGCTTGAAATTAATTGCGCCATTTTTAACGCCAATAATGACGATGGACTTTTTTCTGCCTGGTGTTTTTACAAATTCCTTGAAACAAATAACCTGGCTAATGAATCTATTACTTTTGTTCCTCTTGGTCCTGCCAGTGGAAATAAACCTGATTGGCATCTCCAAAAACAGCTCGATTTCATCGAGGGACGTAATGTAATAATCCTTGATATTGCATATAGTCTCGTAAATCTTGAATTAATCTCTTCCGTCGCCAAAAAAATTTATGTGATTGATGATCACATGCGTGAAGAGAAGGAATTGAAAGAATTAGAATCCCTTGATAAACTCAAAGGAAATTGGTTTATTGGTGATGATAAACATTCAGCAGTTGCATATACCTGGAAATTCTTTTTTCCTGACGAGCCAATACCAGTAATTGTCCAATATGTGGATAATGATGATCGTAAATTGAATCTTCCATTTCTGTTTTATGATCGGGCTTTCAAAACTTACATTAGTTTCAGAATAACGCACAGTCCTTATATTTCCCGCTTCAATAATATTGATGCTTTCAAAAAATTAGACCAACAAATCGAAAATATAGACCGAAATTTTATGCTTACCGTTGGCCATTATTATGATGAATTGGTCAATAATATTAAAGATCAAGTTGCTCGTAATGCTCGACTACAATATTTTCAAGGTCATCCCGTTTATGTTCTTAATTACAATGATCCCGTTTTATATAAGATGGTTGCTCGCCAAATGATAACAAATGCTGAGAAAAATGGGGATAAGATAGATTTTGCCGTTCTTTGGGGATGGGAATACACCAGTAATGCTTATAAACTTTTTCTTAGTGAAAAACACACCGGGAAACCTCCCCGGTTTAATCTAGGTAAAATGGCACAAGATCTCGGTCGAAAAGGAGGTCACCCTCTCGGTGGTAAAGGCACCAAGTACATCGGTAACTTTTACTGGCCTCACAATAAAACACATGATATTTGGGATCTTTTCGACAAACCTAAGCAAAACTAGCGTGGATTAGTTCCAATGATCTAGTAGTGTTATCCGACAAAATACTCCAATAATTTGTAAATTCATTTGTGTCATTTATATAAATATCAAATGGTCCATAATATTCTATTGGACCAATTAGAGAACCATCATCCGAATCGGATTCACTCCAATCTGAAATTAAAGATATTTCGCTATCAGAATAGCTGTAGACTCTAGCAATAATTTCTTCAGTAACCATTTTTATTTCCACCAAATTATAGAAAATTTCACTATCATTTTTTAGTATTTTCAAAAAGGAAAATAATATTTTATATATTATGGATTACTCCGCATATGGTTTTATTGGATTCGCACTTCTTTTTGGAATGCTTTTTTGTATATTTAGTTCCAAAAATATCGAGCAAAAAGAATTTAAACACTCATTGGACCAAGAACAACTTAATATCTACAAACAAATTGTAGAGTTTCGATTCAACATTTGGCTTCAAGGAATGCTTCTCGGTCTTATCGTTGCCGTAGGTGTCTGCTATTATCTTCAGGAGAATTTCAATACTTTTGGAAACGCTCTTCTTTTTACCGCTATTCTCCTATTCACAAACTATATGTTTTACATGCTTTACCCCAAACCCGCTTGGATGCTTGATTTCACCAGAAATCATCAACAGGTTCAAGAATGGGTTGATCTTTACAAAACAATGAGTGGTCGTTACCATTGGGGCATGCTTTTCGGTGTTGGTGCTTTCTATCTTCTTTCTCTCGCATTTTTCGATTACAAATTACATAAAGTGTCACTGGAAATTCCCATCCTTAGTTGAACTTTTCCATCGCTAATCTAAAATTATAATTACTACCCATTCCAAATGCCTGTGGTCGTTTTTGCATTATTTTCTCCAAAGCATCTCCTTTTGAGAATCCCATTCTTACCATCATACATAGTACAAAAGAACAACTTCTCTGTTGTCCGGCTGAACAATGAACAAGTATATTTTTATTCTGTCCATATTGTTCCATCACTTGATTTATGTTTTTCATGGTTTCCAAATAAAAATTTTCTATTTCTTGCTCCTTTCCATTATCATCACAAGCTACTCGGAAATATTTTATGAAATATTTTTCCAAAATGGAATGATCTAAAGGTTCAGTTGTGAAAGGCTCATAAAAATTGGGGAGATCTTTTGTGCAATTGACGATCACATTTATTTTATTTGTTAATAAAAAATGGCGATCTTCTGCTGAATTACGATCACCAATCCACAAACGTGGAATGATAAGATCTGCATAAGGATAATTCATTATTAGAATAATAGTGAATTATTTTTTAAGTTATGATTACACCGATCGGATAAGCTCACGCGCTGTCCACTTATCAGCGTAGCCCTGTGTTTGTTGCCAAGCATCATCTCCATTAAACATTTGGCCATAAATTGAGAGAACTGGTCTTGGCAGGTTCTGTTCTTCCTCAAAAGTTCGTGGAACGTAACGGAATTCGACAACAGGTGGGGGGCAAGACTGATTTGACTGGACATATCCAACCACTACTAAACATATTCCGATTAGTAAAAATAAAATAACAATGGATCTCATTTATTTTTTAATAGAAAATAAATAAGAAGAAAAGATAACTACTACAAATAATTTTGTTTTATAAACTATTGTAAAAAGACTTCATATATATGACTAACTGTAAGATTTTTCTACAAAAAAAATCTGACATAATATTACAAGTATTTTTCTAAAACATTAAAAAATATCCTTCACAATATTACTCAAAATCTTCTCCCTTTCCTCAACAGTTGGCTGTTTCTGTGAAGCACCAGCCTCAAAATTCTTTCCCTGACTTGCCAAATCCCTTCTCTGCATCCAGGGATCAGCATGCTTTCCATCATCCAAACCAGCAACCAATCCAGACGCATCAGTCTTCTCACCCCTCGATCCCGATGGATGTTGCACCTGATCATCCTCCGCACCCTGAGGTCCAGATGTATCCATCTTCGGGGCCTGACCAGCATTTAATTTCGCATAAATACGATCCTTCTCATCAATAATCTCTCTTAACTCCTTAATCTTCTCATTAGCCTCGCGCTCCTCCTCATCAGTCTTCTTCTGATAATACTTGCGACGCTGATTCTCCTCACGAGCCTGCTTCTTTCTCTCCTCAGTCTCCTGTGCATACATTTCATCCTGATGCTTACGATTCTCCTGATACTTCTTCATCAAAGTATTCAACTGATCATTGGCATACTCCTGCTCAAGAACACCATCTGGGTTAGGATCCCATGGAAGCCAATATCCAACCTGACCAACGAAAACATGAAAGTTAGGATCACGACGTTGCAAAACCTTCGCACGAACTTCTGCCTCTCGACGAGACTCATAAGTTCCTCTAATCTTCAACCCACGAATAGACGTCTGGAAATCATTCGCCTCATTAAATTTCTGAGTCAATGCCTCCTCATTACCATAAATAAAATCCTCAAACTTTTCATCAACATTAAGGGTATCAATATACTCAGGAGTAAGTTTAGCAGGATCCAACTTACTCGGATCACTACTGGACTTAAGACCCTTCAAAAACCATTTCGCAAATTCCTTAACAATCAATGCCTCCTTCCTCTTCAAAACCTTGTCTGGGGAAAGAAAAGAAAGACAAACGAAATTTTGTCCAGGAATGGGCTGATCAACTTCCAGAAAATCTTCAACTACTTCTTCGCGAGATGCCATTGTTATAGGAATATAAATAAAGTTTTTTTTAAATCAAAACGTAAAAAATAAATTTGTGAATGAAATATAAATATGGATGAAAATAATAATATAAATGATAAATCTCAAAATTATATTTCAACAATAAATACTTTCCTTCGATATTTTTGCCTCACCGTAATAATTTTTCTTGTTATGTCGTTCATTAGTAATAAATATGTACCAGGTTTAGGAATGAATTTTTTGCCAATGTTCATTCCAGTTGGCAGTTCATTTTTTCCAAAACCTGTCCTCACAAATATTTTTCACCCTCCCGTCAAAATAGATAACTCAAACAACAATTTTTTCCAAAAGGAAACAATGACTTCCGGTTCTCAATCAGAAGAAAAAACTTACTATGAATTACTTCAACTAGGTGGCACATTTACTTCTATCTTCCTCGGTAAAAACCAGCCAGTTTTCTCCCGGATTTACATCCAAGACTACGATAATCTATACTGGTATCAAAAAATTATAATGTCTCTTTTTGGAGCTATCCAAATTCTAATTGGATGCACTACAACCCTATTCAGTTGTTTCGCATATTTATTTTCCGGGAAGGACGGATATTTCCTTAGCTTACCCCAAGCTAAATCTGATTTGGAAGCTAATGGAAAAAATTTGTTTGAAGATCCCGGAATATCGACTATTGATTCCAAAAGTGACAAAATAATTCTGAAATCCGGCTGGGATAAATTTAGTGCATTTTTCAATTATATTTTTTTCATTCCAGTCGACAAACTAACTTTTGGAAGCACCTTTTTCCTCGAAAAAAGTCATGGATCATTTATGGACCGTTTCAAATATTTCTTCCTCCTCCTTTTCATTTTTACCCTTTTTACAATGGTAAGTTCCTCTTTTGATCCAACTGGTTCAGCGGGAATAGTTATGGCCATAATAACCTCAATTATTCTCTTCATTTTGTTTGGACTCCGAATATTAAATCCAAATCATAATGCTGATCCACTTCCAAACTACAACGCAATTCTCGAAAATACCAAATACTACCTTAAGGACTCTAATCTGTCATTCAATGATTTAATTAACAAAATCACCAAACTACAAGCAACAATAAAAAAATCCGTTGCTGATTACAAGAAGTCCACATTACAAGTTGCTGAACAAATAGGAGAGAAGCCTAGTATGTATGGAGGAAAATATTTGAAAAAAATACATGAAATTAAAAAAAAATAGTATAATACCTTTGGTAAATTTTATTCTCAAGTAAGTCAGCATGTTGAGCCTAAGTACAAATTATACAGTTGAAAGAAATTATGGAAATACCGTTGTTTACTATTATAATTAAAATCTTTGATGTTACTAATGGAATATCAAATTTTTATTTTTAGAAGAGATCTACGTATTGAAGATAACACAACATTAAACCGGCTTTTTTCACACAAAGAACCAGTCATTCCCATTTTTATCTTTGATCCTCAGCAAATTGATCCAAAGAAGAACCAGTATTTTTCGAGCAATTGTGTTCAATTTATGTGTGAGTCTTTAGAAGATTTGGAGAAGAATATTTCCAAACAGAAGGGTCATTTAAATTATTTCCATGGGGATCCAATCCATGTTTTGGAGAAAATTATTCGGAAAAATAAAATCGTTCGGATTGGAGTAAATCGAGATTACACTCCATTTTCCAAATCAAGGGACGAAAAAATTTCAACCCTCTGTTTGGAAAATAAAATAGAATTTGTTTCTGAAGAAGATATTTGCATTCTTCCAGTTGGAAGTATAAGAACCGGTAGCGGTACAATATACAAAAAATTTACTCCATTTTACCATAAATGTCTTCTTCAACCTGTTCCGAATCCATCCACTAAAAAATCTAATTTTTCATCTTACAAGATTGGAGAAAAGTTAGATATTCATAAATATTACATTCCAAATTCTCAAATCCTTCATCATGGTGGTCGCCATCTCGGTTTGGAACAACTCGAAAAACTTCCGAAAGATTATCCAAAAACACACGATATTCCTTCAATACCAACTACTCAACTTAGTGCATACAACAAATTCGGCTGTATTTCCATTCGTGAATTAATGAAAAAACTATCTGAAACTAAAAATGTTGCGATTGCTCGTCAATTATATTTCCGAGATTTTTATTACAATATAGTTGAGTACTATCCTGAGATTCTTTCAAAAGGACTCCCCTTTGAGAAAAAATGGCAAAAAATTCGCTGGGATAAACCTTCTCCAAAATATCTCACCCCATTTGAAAATGGAAAAACTGGATTTCCAATTATTGATGCTGGTATCAGGCAAATGATAACGACTGGTTTTATGCATAATCGCGTCCGAATGCTTGTTGCCAGTTTTCTTTCCAAAGATTTACTCTATGATTGGAGAATAGGTGAAAAGTTTTTTGCAAAAAATTTGTATGATTATGATCCGATCCAGAATAATTCAGGGTGGCAAACTGTCGCGGGAACTGGAGCAAGTGCTTTGGAATGGTTTCGGGTGATGAATCCCTGGACTCAAACTGAGAAATTTGACCCTGAATGCAAATATATCAAAACATGGATTCCGGAATTCCAAAACACTCCCCCAGAAAAAATTCTTAATTGGAATACGGACTGGGATGAAAAAATTTATCCAAAACCGATTGTAAATCATGAAGAAAGAAGAGATATTATGCTCAAAAGATATCGCGAATTGTAATTTGTGATGATATTTTTCTTGAATTTTTACAGCTATTTGTGCAGATTTTCTCCCCATTTTTTTCAAAAAATATTAGCCTTTCGCATAAAAAACGAGTGTTAGTAAAACAATGCTTGAAATTATAATGGTTCTAACTAGATATTTCATTCCCATCTTAGTTTTAATTATGTCTTCTGGATCTTGCGCAGCCAAAACAACTGTTTGAGCGATTTGATCTATTTTATATAAATTCATTACGAATAATATTCCTCCTAAAAATACAATAATAAACATTATCGGATTAGTTCCGAAAACTATCGGGATTATCGCAATATCTGCTATCAATTGTATAGCATTATATATGGCACTTACACCTTTATCACCATATTTGTATAAAGTGTAGGTGTAAGGAATACCCTTTGTGGCAAAGATTATTGAACCAATGATTCCCAAATAATTTAAATATTTCCCCCCTTTATTTTTGAGTGTAAATGAAAACCATAAAATGAAAATAATTCCAATGATCAATAAAATCAAATGAAATTTCCAGTGATTTGGATGTATTCTTTCCTTCTTTAATATCTGCACATTATTCTCTGCTTGCAAAACAGTCTCTTTTGGAATATTTCGAATAAAACCCTGATTATAATTATAAATAATAACACAAAGACCAGCTACTAAATAGAGAAACAAAACACATAATGTATAAATTGAATATTCTTTCGATTTTTTATAAAATATTTCAGTGATTATTGATGGAATAATTCCTAAAATTGCGATAAAATAAGTATAGAATGTTAGACCATGAAGACCAAGAGGAATCTTATTTCGTACATTATCAAAAATTTTGAATGTTTGATCAGATATTCCAATAACTTTCAGAATTAGTAATAAATATGTTATTATGATTAGTAACATATTATATAAAAAGAAAAAATTATTATTTATTTGCAAGATCCTGCTGGAAGAGAATAAGTTGTTAATGTAAGATTTGTTGTAAATGACGGATTACCATTTAAAGAAACAGATACATTATTGAAAGTTGGAAAAGTTGATTGCGGTGTAGAAGGTGTAGAATTAAATGTCAAATTTTGGTTACCGAACATATCAATAGCAGTTCCCCCTGATATGCTATTTATATAATAATTTCCATCACTACCTAAACATAAATTCCCATTAAAATTAAATGTTGCTGGATACCCAGCAATTGATGAATCTGCACTTAAGCTCTGAACAGAATCTACATCAAATCTAGCGTTTTGAAAACTTCCAGTTTTCAGTCCATTTGTAACAGCAGTACTCAAATTTAATATTTCACTAGTTGATACTGTCCAAACC